GTTGGAAGTGCTCCATAAGCGTAAGCCTGTTAATACCATCCCGCACCAGGGCCGATATCTGATCGTAAGATAACCCTAGCCCCGCGTACTTCTCAACCTGCCCACGCTCCTCATCCGTTGGGACGAATGCAGGCCTACCGGCACCTGGCCTTGCACCCCCTGGGCCCCGTTTCGGAATTTCTTGAATCTGTTTTTCACTGCCCATCATGTTAGCCCTCCCTAACTTACCAAGTTGAACCATAACGAACCATCGCACAATCAAAGCGTAACTACCGTAACTACCTAAAGGTAGTAGTTACGTTACGTTACGCACTTTGTTGATTTTGTCACAGTAGCGTAACAACGTAACAGTTACGCAAAAGTTACGCTGTTACGCACTTTTCTTCAATGCCGAAAGCATCATTGCATCCGCTTGCACGGTGTCCAGAACGATCCATCCGTGCTCACAATGTTCAATGATCTTGCCCAAAAGCAGCTCTGAAATTGGCTTCCCTTTGGCTGCTGGTCTGGCGTACATAGCGGCCGATGCTTCGGTCAATTCCAGGTTATTAATCAGATATTCAATAAACCCTGACCGGCTCAAATAAGGTTTGCCACCTCTTTCTTCTGCTCCAGTTGCAGACCAAGCATTCTCAAATAACTTCCTATGTTTAGATAGTTTATTGCCTTCGGTGCTTAATACTGGCTTGGTGGCAATATCTATCACGGCGCTAGTGATTGGCTGGTCGTCTTCGTCGATCCATCCTGGGATCTCAACCTTAAGCAAATTGGCGTAGACCTCATTTGAGAGTTCGGCGTCTTTGCTTTTGCGCTGGACGATTTGCATGGGCTGACCTTCTTTGGCTGGGATGATGCTTATTTCAATGTCAAGGGCTCCGCGCCAGGCGCTAGATCCGCGAGCTCGGTGTTGGGCCTCTTCGCTTACGCCGGTGTGATGCACTAGCAGGACGGAGCAGTTGAATTCCTGCATCATGCGTGCGCAGGCGTCCAGCATGGTCTTTGCATCTTGGGCGCTGTTTTCGTCTCCGGCTAAGAATCGGTGGAGGGTGTCGATCACGATCAAGTCTGGCGTGACTGGCAGTTGCTTTAGGCTGGCGGATGTGGAGAGGTAGCCTTCTGGCGTATTTAAATCGCACCCAGAGCGACTTAGCCACATGTTTAAGGGGCCGGCTTGATGGTGATGCTTCCATGCTGCTATGCGAGCTCGGAGACCGTGGTGGCCTTCGCCTGCTAGATAAACTATGTTGCCAGGTCGGACTTTGTTGTTGGCCCATGTTGGCTTTTGACTTGCCATGCTGAGGCACCAATCCAGCACCACAAAGGTTTTGCCACCACCAGAAGGGCCGTGAACCATGACCAAAGCATCTGACTGCACCCAGCCTTTGATTAACCACTTGATTGGGGCAGGTTTGGCGCAGTAATCATCTGCTGGGATTAGCCAAGACTGCTGTGGGGGTGGGGTAAGAAGAAGATTTAGATCATGGCCGGCTTGCTGGTAATCGTTCGCGTCCCCCTTGATCGGAATCAAAACCATCCTCGCACCATGCTTTGCACTGGCCTGCTCTGCATACTTCTGACCAATCCCGCTCTCATCGTGGTCGGCCACAATCACTAGATCCTGCTGCGGCATTTGCTCACGAAGTGAACCCGTCACAGGGACAAGGCTTCCGGCGCTGTAAGCAACCACGCAGGGGCGGCCTGTTACCTGGTGAATCGTCGCTGCCGTGGCAAACCCTTCTGCTATGTACAGCGTGCCGGGTTCATCAAGGGTGCCAAGCATCCAAAACATGCCACCAGTTTGGCCGCCAGTGTGATACCGCTTCTCACCCTGGCCGTGACTGTCATCAATGTATTGAAGGCTGCAAAGCTCCCCGTCTGGGCTGAAGAGAGGCAACATCAATCGACCATCCCCCGTAACCCGGGCGCCATGAGGCTGGATGCCTTTTCGTCTCAGATATGGGTGATCCGGAGTGGCTTGCGCACCACCAGACCAAATTTTTTCCACATCATTAGCGGCTACGCCTCGGTCTCTTTCAATCTCAATGTCACGCTTCTTCTTTGCCGCAGCAACACGGGCAATGTGCGCCATTTCATCGGCAGCACTCCACTTTTTGTTTCCTGCATCTGCGCGAATAGTGATCGTGATGTCCCGACGCCAACAACCGAACGTCATGCATGGGATGCCGTCATCGTGCGCAACGTACCAACCCGCTCGATCAAGCCTTTTTGTCGTGTTTCCAGACCTGAATCGATGCAAATTCCCGTCAAGAATGATTTGATCCGGCGCATCTATGCCGGATCTTCGAATTGCATCTAAAAATTGAGCCTCTAAAGGCTGTGGAACAGGTTCCACTGATGGCGACCAGGGGCCGCCTAGGATTTTTGACAAGTCGGTCATAGCTCCACCCCATCAGGAAAGTGCAAGATGGGACCATGTTCTTTACATTCTTCCCAAGCAGCAGTAAACGCTTCCGCTTGTCTTTTTGTTTGCGGAACTTTCCAGTGGATTGTTAGCTGACCTTTGTTGTCGTGCACTTCATCAATTAAAAGCTCAAATTGCTCAGATGAAATGCCAAGGATCTTGCCCGCAATGCGCAAAACTTTGGAGACACGCTCCATGCGCCACAGATTGTTGTCTGATACATAAATCAGCATAAATTTCCTTCAAGCGCAACATTGAGAACAGACCTGACGCGCTGAAAATCAGGTTTGTACGTTGATCATGCCTTAAATTTTCACTTCTTTGTGTAGATCTTGAGATGACAACACCGACAAAGCACTGCTCCTAATGTAATCACTCAACGCCGCCAGCACCCGGTGAGACGGGTTGCAATCAGCATTGTTACGAATGTCTCGCAAAGTGTTGGGGTGCAGGCCCGTCCGCTCAGACACCACACTAAGCCGTCGATCCTGAAGCTGTTGTCGAATTTGTTGCAATGTCAGCATGTTGTTAAAAAAGTTTGGTTAGGGTGTTGCCATGATACGCTTCGCAGCGTTATAGTGTCAACACTGCACGAACAGACAGGCTGACGGTGCAGGCAAACGGAGCAAGACATGAACGCAAACGACCTTCAAATTTCCCAAGCCGACCAGCTCGGCCAGCTGCTGGCTGAAATTGATGTGCTGGAGAAAAAAGCGGACAAAATTAAGACTGCCATGAAGGAGGCAGGCGGTGTTCACGAGGGTGTGCTTTTCCGCTCGACCGTAGTTGAGTCAAACCGATCAACAACGGATTGGAAAGCGCTGTGTGCCGACCTAGGCATCACCTCTGACGTGATTGCACGTCATACCAAGATCAACGCCGTCTACTCTGTTAAGACCACATCCAAATGATTTCATGGGGGTTTCGGCCCCCGTCAAGGAGAAAAGCATGGAACTGATTCATCAAGACACTTTCGGCTTCTACAAAGTGTGGGCCGCTCAAACTGGCGCATATGTGACTGTTTGGTCTTCAGACTACCCCAGCAAGTACAGCTTGCTTGGCACCGTTGAGAACATGGACGAGGCCCTTGACTTGGCTATCAATTACACCGATTGCATGGAAAACGAGGTGGCATTTTGAGCAAGCACACACCTGGGCCTTGGGCAATCCGTCAAGACCCAAAAGCGGGCCCTTTATATAACTGGAACGTGGGAATTGATGGGCGACCTCAGTATTGGATTCAAGTCGCGGTCTGTTCAGAGCACGACGCCCGCCTAATCTCCGCTGCGCCCGAGCTGCTGGCAGCATGCCTTGAAGTGGCTCAGGGCTACACAACGCGCGGTTCAGAAATGGCCCGAGCAGCAATCGCAAAAGCAACCGGAGAACAATCATAAAAGTCCCCCATAACTGGCCCTTCCCTACTTACAAGGGGGCGCTTTTACCCCCGCCACCCAAAACCCCGTTCCGCCAGGAACCTTTATTACCTGCGCCACCGGCGCCTTTTTAAGAAAATCATCATGAGCAAAATCACCCTTAACGGTATTGACTACATCCCCGCATCTGAAGCGGTAACCCCCCGGTTAACAGGCACTCGCGCTGTAATCGTCGTTGATCGAGGCTGGATCTTTGCAGGCGACGTGACGCGTGAAAACGGACGTATCCAAATCTCACGCGCTGTGCACGTATTTAAGTGGGAGAACATTGGTTTCGCCAAGATGTGCGAGACCGCCAACGCCGACCTCCGGCCGATTGCTGATGTGGATATGCCCGCAGGCGCTGAGATTTTCTGCGTGCCCGTTCACGACGCTTGGGGTCTGTGATGTTTTATCCCGTTGGATACGGCTCTGGCTCTGGCTACGGCTCTGGCGACGGCTACGGCTCTGGCGACGGCTACGGCTACGGCTACGGCTACGGCTACGGCTACGGCTACGGCGACGGCTACGGCGACGGCTACGGCTTCGGAAATGGCTCTGGCTTCGGCTTCGGAAGTGGCGACGGCACCGTCAACAACTCAAGAACAAGGAAATAAAAATGGCTATCAATCTCAAAACCACAGGCCAACTGGCCGCTTCTGGCGTGAAATTGCTCGTATATGGCGCTGCTGGCGCAGGCAAGACTTCCCTTATCCCTACGCTTCCCAGCCCTGTAGTTTTATCTGCCGAAGGCGGTCTCCTATCAATCGCCGGGGCCGACGTGCCCTTCATTGAGATCAGCTCCATGGATGAGCTGCGAGAAGCCTATGAGTGGCTTACAAAGTCAAAGGAGTCCGAGGCTTTCCAGTCAGTAGCGATTGACTCTATCTCGGAGATTGCCGAGGTGGTGCTGAACTATGAGAAAAAGCACAACAAAGACCCGAGGGCCGCTTACGGTTCTATGCAGGAGCAAATGGCCGATGTGATCCGAGCCTTTCGGGATCTGCCTGGCCGCCACGTTTACATGAGTGCAAAGCTAGAAAAGAGCCAAGATGAACTAGCCAAAATGATGTATAGCCCCTCTATGCCTGGTAACAAGACCGGCCAGGCATTGCCTTATTTTTTTGACGAAGTGCTGGCCCTGCGTGTTGAGAAAGATGCCGATGGTAAGACCCAGCGAGCCCTGATGTGTGATGGGGATGGTGTTTGGCTGGCTAAGGATCGGTCGGGCCGCCTTGATATGTGGGAAAGCCCTGATCTGGGGGCGATCATTAACAAGATTGGGGGGAACAAATGACCACACTACGTGAAGCCGCTCTGATGGCGCTGAAAGC